TCAGGAGCAACAAAAATATTGGTTAAATCTACGTCTTTAACTTTTGCTAATTCCGGTACTAAATCAGAGGTTAATGTTTTTAGCTTTTTAAATGCATCTGATCTTAATTGATTTCCTAATTCAGTTCTTGCAATTAATTCGTCCTCTAGTTTTAACTCCTTTTCCTTCTCGTCATTATTTGCTTTTGTACTTGCTAATTTATCTTTAACCAAAGAAGCACCAGCTTCCAATTGTTTATTTATCTGCTGGAATAATTGCTCGTCCTCTTTATTTATTCTTGAAATTTCAGATTGTAACTTTCTTTCTTCGTCTAATGATTCGTTTGCAGTATTTATACTTTTAATCAAAGTATCGTATCTCTGCAAATCGCCTTGAGTTAAAAATCCTTCTTTTTGTCTTTTTGCAATTAAAGCATCTAATTGAGCTTGAGCGGCTGAAGTTTCCAAAAGACGTTTACTTCTTTGCTCCTCAAGTTTGGTTTCAATTCTTAAAAGGTCAATTCCATTTTGAGCAATTTGATTCGAGGCAGCTTGAGCTTTTGCCTTTGCTAACAAATTAGCAGTTACTAAAGCGTAAGCATTACCAACGTTTCCATTTAAAATTTGCTCTTTAGTTAAATTACCGAAATAATCAGGATATAACCTTTGTAATTCATTTACTGCTTTTGTCCTTTGTTCAGTACTTAAATTGGTATTTGTTGCTTGAAGTTCTAAAGCCTTTAATGCTACAATTTCCTTCTGTGCATCTTGCGCTCCTTTTAAGGTAGCAGCTGAAACTCCAGTTAATGTTTCTTGATATTTTTTTAATGCTTCGTCCAATGATTTTGCAGACTCTTCAGTCTTGAAAAATCCTTTCATTTGCAAATAAGTAAATGCAGAAGTCAAAATAGAAATACCTAAAACCAAAGCATTTCCTGAACTAAATATTGAAGCGAAAGCTTGCTTTACTGCTGCACTTGTTGATCCGGTTTGATTTTTTAATACTTGAAAAGAGCCAGCTAATTGCTGGATGTTGTTACCTACACCAATAATACCAAAAGGAGCATCTTGAACGATTCTTGCAAAGTCTATTCCGACCGAATTATAACCACTTGTCGCTCTTGCTAATTTATCAACTTGAGGAGCAGTTGTTTGTGCCGCCTTGCCTAATTTATCAAGCTGACCGGTTGCTTGGTTTACTCCAGCCGATAAGCCTTCAACCTTTGCACCTATCTCAACCTCTATTCTTGGATTTGCCATTTTTCTCTAGTTTACTTGCAATTTCCAACAATTTCTTTGCTTTAGCAAAGTCTTGCGGAGTCGGCTCTAATGGTTTAGGTGTATTATCCCAAGGCAAAGGCCAAATTCTTGATGGATTTAAATTTGCTCCCTTTTTCAAATGAGGTTGCAATCCAATCATTGAATGAACTCTTAAAGCCTCAATAATATCCTTTTGATCTATTTCGTGACCTTTTACTAATGCCAATAACTCTTTACGGCTTAAACAAAAAAGCTGCTCATAAGGGATTTTTGTCCTACCTACGAGCAGCATTAAATTTTCACGAGCTGAATATTGCTCGCTTTCGTCCTCACTTACGTTTTTTTTTCCTCTGTATTTTCTCCAAGACCTAACTCGGAAAGCAAGTCAGCTAAAACGTCGTTAAATAATTTCATTACGTCCTTTCCTTCAATCCAAACTTTTAATTCGTCTAAACTTACCGGATTTGTGCTTTTTCTTAAACAAGCTACTTTGTGACATTCAAGAAGCAATGCATAGATTAGGTCTATTTTTGGAATTGCTTGACCATCAAAAGCCTGAGCAATTCCTAATCCTGTAAAATCCTCAAAGTTAGCCAATGCACCCAAATTTGGGTAAAAGAAAATCTCCCCTTCTTTAAAGGGAGCAGAATGGTATTTAGCCATATATTTTTATTAGGTTGGTATAACGCTAATTACTGGTGCGCCAGCAAAGTCGAAAGTTCCTGAGAATGAAACTTGAGAGTTTCTTTCAGCAGTAATTTCAAGTGAGTTTAACTGAGCATCTACAGTAATGATTTTGTCACCTGACTCTGTGCCTCCGAAAACCAATTCAAATACTTTCCCGATGTCCTCCATCAAGTCGAAAGCTGAAAGGTTGGATACTCCAGTAGATGCAAAGTCTAAATCTCCTGAGAAAGAGAAAGAGCCTGATTTGTCACCGCCTTCAAGTCTAACTCCGTAATCGCCTGTGCAATCGTTTCTTACGATTACTGACTCATTGGAAATAGAAACAGAAGCGGAAGTTTTACAAACGACTGGAAGAGAGTTCCACTCGAATGTGAAGAAGTTGCCTAATTGATATGTTGCCATTGCTTATTCGTTTTAACAAATATACATAAATTTTTATTTATCAAGACACTTGGAAAATATCCAAGGTGTAAGATAGGATTTTTTGGTAAGCTATTTGGCTGCTACCTTGCTCAATTTGAACCCTAGAAAAGTTTTTTCTAATGTTTACTGCTTGCAAATCATTTGGTAAAACTAAATCTGTCAAGTTCATTTTTAATTGAATAGCATCTGAAATAGTTTCCGAAAGTTTCTTACCTCCATTCCCTTGAGGAAATTTGGTAACGATACTAATCTGAAAGGTTGCATTTTGACGAATGTCACAATCGTTATTGGTTGTTTCCGCTTCGTTTTGATCCGTGATAAGAACGTATGCTCTTGAGTTCAAATAATAAGCTGGTTCAATACCAACTGGCAACTCTGTATCGTGAACTGGAATAGTTACACCACTCAAAGTTAAAGGAGTTATTGCATCAATTATTGCAACTCGAATGTCTGTAGCTATTTCTCTCATTTAATGTCTTTATTTATTTCTGCTTCAATATCTGATACTAAATTAGCGGTATTTCTGAAAAAGGCTGGCATAAGAAAAGGCTGGCCAATAATACGACCTCTCCCATTTCTGTAAAATCTCCTTGCAACATCTCTAACCTCTTGCGTATAAACTGGATTGCTCAAAATTTCCCTTGCACTTAAACCAGTTCCAAATTCTAACCAAGCTTCAATCTCAAACACCGGATCGCCTGATTGAATGCCAACTCTCCAAGTTAATCCTCCGTCATCTGCTACTTTATCAATTCTTTGCTTGATGTTTAAAGGTAATCCTTCAAAAGTGCTAGGAGCATTTCTAATTGCTTCAATCTCTATATCGGTTGCTGCACTAGATAAAGCATCTTTTACCGCTTCAATAACGGCATCGCCTTTCTTATCCAGGTCAGCCAAAGCCTTATCCAATCCAATTACTTTAACGCTCATATCCCAACCATAGTAATAACGTATTCCTTGTGTTGCCTTAAATCGTCCAATCTAATACCGGTAATTTTATGGTATTTTGAGCGATAAAAGATTTGATAATTAAGGTTAGGAGTAAATAAAGTTCGATATTGAATTCTTACTTCGTAGGTATTTGGCAAAACCAATTGACCAGCTTCCAACCCATCGTTTGCTCTTGTTTGCTTAACAGATGCAAAGGTTATTAAAGAAGTTAAAGGAGTCAAGGTAGTACCTCCAGCACCATCGCTTACCGCCTGAAACGTTATAAACGTCACCTTTTGGTCATATTTACCGAAATTGATCATACGAATAAATCAGCTCTATATTTTAACTCGGTTGAAATGCTAGCCTTTTGTGCATACTGCTCTTGTACTGAAATTAGGTTTTGACGTAGGGCAAAATCTGTGGCAATTCTTTTGAGCATTGCAATTCGCAAGTCTTGAGGCAATGGATTTGAAACATTAAAGCCAGCGGTATAAACGTAGTTCTCGAACTCGTAATCGTTGGTAGTTACATCCGCCACCCAAGGGCCAATTGGATATATTCTCTCGTCTTTTTTATTATTCGATATAGTAACATCTCTTTCAACGTAAAGCATTCCGCTTGCCTTTTCTGATTCAATCCTAGCCGCTGGAATAAGCTCGTCCTCGATAACTGTGTCCCAATCCGTATAATCGATTTGCATCCAAGCCTTAGCCTCTGCCAAGGTAATTGGCTCAGTCTCTACCTGGTAATCGTAGTCAATTTGCAAAGGTCTTTTAACGCTCATTTTGTCTTAATTTTTTCTTTGTCCACTTTGACCCAAACGGCCATCCCTTTGTCTACCAAATATGTGTCATAGGTCTTGCCTACGCTTAATACTTCGCCTTTTTCAAAGGGAGCAAGGTCAATCAATAATTTTATCATAAAGATACCAATTTATTTTAGTAAATGTTTTTTCTCATTCCAAGGCTCTTTCTCTGCCCATATCCGGTACAAATGGAAAACGTAAAGAGAACGGATTAAACCGACCTTTAAACCTAATTCCCTTACCCTAAGATTAAACAAAGAATCAAAGACAATACTATTCTCCTGAAAGCCTTTTACTTTTTTCCAAGTCTTGTATTGAAATGCCATAAAGACTCCAGCCACTCCTTGCTTGATTGGTTGGATACCCTCCCCCCCATACGTTTTGGCAATCTCGTAATGCTTTTTTATGTCAGTTTCATAGCTGAACTCTTTTCCGTGTAATTGGTGCAATCCTCTGAGCCTATTTGTATAGCATCCAACCAAGCCAAATTTGTCTCCATCTAAAGACAAAGCATCGTTTATTCTTTTACCCCAATCGTCAGTTAAATATAACATATCGCCATCTTGGATAACAATCCAATCCTCATCGTTGGCATTCAAGCTTTTAATAAAGTCGTTGTGAGCCTTACCAATGTTTTTTTCTACGCTAAAAGGATTTGAATAAAAGATTTTAAACGGATACTTAGTTTGATTGCTTAAATGCCCTCTATTTAATTTAAAGAAAGAGTACATTAAAACCCTGCGCAATCCAGCTGGATGGATACCAGTTTTCCAGGCTGCATAAGGGAGAGTTAGCTGATCTCTGTGACTATATTGATTTAATAGTTCAAACCATACTCTTTCAAGCTCTGCAACGCTTTTATCTCGAATCATTATACCCGTCTCCCAAAGACCTAAATTATCGGGATAATCGGAAAGTCCTTGCATCGTAAAATCAACGCTTTGCT